CACAATTTGCCAGAACATCAAAAAAAGGTTCTGACAAAGCAAGAAGAAATAGTGGAAAGTCTTATGAAGAAATGGGACGAAGAAGCTAAAAGCGCAGCTAACGATATTGTTAAAACTGTAAAATCCGTGTAATATGGCAAAAGGCCTGCCCTCATCTGCAAAAAGGTTGATAAACTCTGTTGTCGAAAATCTTTTTGACAGGATGGCGCTAAATCTTCTTGGTGATATACCAGAATTAAAAAACAGAAAGGTTGCTTTTTTTAGCACAAGCCCAAATCTTGGGCTTGCAAACCTATTTGTTCAGGTTTTAAATAGAAATCCAAGTCAGTTGGAAGCCGATATTTTAAAAGGTCTTTTGACCACAGCCCATACCTACCTAGAATCACTAAAAAACAAAACAAAAGCGTCTATTGAAACAGAGATAGATGCCTACATAAAAGACAAAAACACAAAAAAAGAGCCTATATCTGAGTTAGATGTTCACAAAAGCATTTTGGAAGGCTTGATAAAAGCTAAGAATCACATAAAAACTATTGCGGACACTGAATCAACAAAGACTAGAAACATTGCCCAGACAATGCAGATCACTAGGGTTGCCGCTGATATGAATGTTTCAGATCCAAATGTAATGTTTATATGCGTTCATGACAACAAGCTTTGTGAAGAATGTGAAAGGCTACACCTTATGGAGGACAAGAAAACCCCTAGAGTGTGGAAACTCAGCGAATTGGGATACGGATACCATAAAAAGGGCGACCCTAACCCAAAGGTTGGCGGACTGCATCCAAATGAGCGCTGCACACTAACTTTTTTAGCGCCCGGATATGGTTTTGTTAGAGGAAAAGTGTCATACATATCTCCAGATCATGATGAGTATGTAAAACAAAGGAGCTAATATGCATCCAATAAAAATTTTGCTTTCTTTGCTTTCAACTATATTCAGCGCAAGCAAGAAACCCGACGAAAAGAAAATTGCTAAAGAGCCTGCCCCTGCCTTGCCAAAGACGGATGACAAGCCTGACTGGAGCAATCCAAAAAGCAAGATAAGCAAGTATTTTACAGTGAATGATGCTCTGATTCTGAGAGAATGGAAAAGGCTTGCTGACGAAACCGACGGTTTAAATGATGAAATCAAATCTAATATCCTCCTAACTGCAAAAAAAATGGATATTATAAGAGAGTATATAGGTAAGCCGATATTGATTAAATCTTGGCTCAGACCTTCTAAGTACAATGTTTTCATAGGTGGTGCCCCTAAAAGCGCCCATATGGATGGATTGGCTGTAGATTGGTGGACGGATCAAGATGGCGATGGATCCCTCACGGGGAAGGATTGTGACGAACTTAAAAGTTTGCTGATGCCGAAGCTCGCCGAGTGGGAAATAAGAATGGAAGATAATGGTAAGGGCGCACGCTGGGTCCATATAGATTTAAAGCCGGTAAAAAACTCTAGATTTTTTAAGCCATAATGTCTAATATCAATAGAACAACCTCCAAAACATTTGAGTCCAATAGCGGAAACTTGATAAGGGTGGTTGTCAGCGATAGGGATATTTTTGTATACAAAAAAGACCCCGAAACTCTAAGAACAGAAAAGAACATCTCCGAAAGAGATTCCAATTTAAACTACGGCTACAGGATATATTTTGATTCAAATGACAATTTGTTCATGGACAGCTTATTTGCGGATGTGAGCAAATCTCCTGTTGAGCTTAAGACCAACACGCCGGGACACTTTTACATATTCAATTCAATAAACAAAATAAGTGCAGAAGTGGACTACTATGTAAAGCTGCATTTTAAAAAAATAGCAAAAACTATCTATCCTGATGTTGATCTATCACAGATACCTGAAGACTTGTTTTTGTTAGAGCTTGCTAAAATGAGTAGCCCGTTTTTGAGGTCGCTCCCATGCAATATAGACGCCCAAGGATCTAAAAACTTTTTCTCTGTTAAGAATAGGGGTCTTGGGTACAAAGAAATAATAAAAAAATACACCGGAGTGGACTCAAAAAAAATGTTAAAGTCCATCTGGTCTATTCTTATTTATAGAAAGACTAGGGATGGGGCCCAAGAGATAAACGAATCGATCATAAGATTTTTTGGCGCTTTCTGTAAAAATGCTGGACCTGACTATACCTATCAATTCATAGAAAAATTCGCTCAGCTCGACACAAATTTTGGCTTTTATTGTCCGTACTACATAACGGAAAAGACTATAAAGCCACTTTTTAAGATAGCCGCTCCTAAAAAAATAGTCAACATTTTATCTAAAGACGTTTACGACACTTCTACATACCTAAGCGATGTTTTGGGCATGTTAAATCAATATGAAACAAGGGAAAGCATCCCCCCCACCCTGAGGGAAGAGTATCCGGAAGGTCTTACAATAGAAGACAACTTTTCTTCTTTAAAAGAATTGCATGACAAAATTATGGTCAAATACAATTCAATAAAAATAGAAGAAAACAAAAAACCAATTCTATGCAATCCAATATATTTGAAGTTAAATGAGCAGAAAAAGTCAGAGTTTTCTTTTTTTGTTCCAGAAAACACCTCTGAATTAATTAGATGGGGTATTCAGCTAAACATATGCATAGGAAGCTATTGCGAAAAAGCAGTTAATGGGGATACGCTGCTTTTAGGCATTTTAAAAAACAAAAAAATTGCTTATTGCTTAGAGTTTATGGTCGATAAGAATAAACAATTTTGGACAGAGGGCACCGAAATAGATCTATCTAATGGCAAAAACAAGCCACTGCCAGTTTTTAAGACCGTTGAAGATTCTTGGAATAATAATGCAGAGGGTTGGTCTTACACTTACCCAACAAAAACGGTCCTTATGCCAGAAATAGTTCAGCTAAAGGGTGAAAGGAATTGCTCGGCCACAGACGAAGATAAAGCCGTTATTTTAGAAATGATAAAGGCTTGGAGTGTTGAGAACAGAGAAAGGTTTATTGAAGCTGATGTCTCTGTGTCTGACGGCTATATAGGTATATAAATAAAAAAGGCCGGTTTCCCGGCCTTTTATTTTTTTGTTTTTAGTATCTACTAAGGAAGATTTACTGGATCTACTTCCGACTGGTCTCCAGACTCATCGATCAATTTCAATCCAATCATGTTGATGGAGAACTTGCTGGTCGCTCTGGAGTTAACGCCTTGGTTGTGATTGCTAGGTACGCAATCAACCATGGTAGCGATTGTCTTGCCGGTCTGTCTGTCGACAACAGTGATGGTGATCCCTTGAATGTTCAAGAAATCTTGATATTTTGGGAATTTAGGAAGAACATGGATACCGCTATCCACGATTCTAAATCCACTCAAGCTAATGTTTACTGGCTCGAACGCAGTCGGAGCTATTTCAGCAGGGCCCGCTCTGCCAAGAACATAGATTGGTTCAGAAGACATGCCTCCGCTCCAGCTGCAGCTATCAAAAACTCCGGCCAAAACATTGTCGATATAAATTTTGGCTCGGCCACCTGTTAATACTTTACTCATTTAAAAATCCCCCTTATGCGGACTGTTGAACTTGAGAAATTGTGAAGTTGATAGGAATGAAATATACAGTAGTGGAGATCTTAACTTCAAGACTGATATAAATAATTCCGCCAGCAATGCTCACCTTAAGGTTTTTATACCCGAGTGGCGCGTCATCACTGCTTGTGATAACTTTGATTTGCTTGTAGGCATCCATCTGAGTAGCAACAAACGATTCTACAACCGCTCTGTTCACATCAGCAAGGCTCTTACCAACAAACGCCTTTTGACAAGCGTCAGCAAGGTTGAGAGCAGCTATATCGCTAAGATAGGTAGCCTGAATAGAGTTGTATACGAAGTTGTTATCAAATCCGTAAGTGGTTTGGTCAGAAACCCACTTAGATCCAGAGGTGTCCTTCTGGAGAATAAGCAATCCAGACTCAAGCGCTGTTTCGATATCTCCGGGATTTCCGCTATCAAAGCCGGTAGGATCCACAAAGCTGATCAAATTAGCAAACTTATTGGTTATACCTTTGTAAAAGCCTGCCGCCTGCATTCCCGCTGCAATAACAGCACCCATCCAAGGAAGGAAAGTGTCTGTTCCGTTTGCCGAAGAAGCTTGGACTTTTTGGAAGGACAAGCTGCAACGATAATGAGCAAGAGCCTGTGCTTTAGACTGGGTATCTACAAAAGATCCCCAGAAAGAAAGTACGCCGAGGCGGTTTCTTTTTAGTTTAGCGGAACTCATCTTAATAACATGAGACTTCACTGCAGCATGTACTGCGTCAACAGTATAGGCCGAAGAAGAATCTGTAAGACCTTCTGCAATATCATCGGAGGCGTCTCTAGAAATTAGAGGTACAACAAAGTTCACCTGAACGGATTCAAGCTTAGCCAAGCCGTCAAGAATGTCAGAGCTAGAGGTTCCGCCCTTTGCTCCACCGGACAAGAATGCTGCCGAGCTAGGAGATGGGAGGCCTTCTGTTTCAGATGCTGCAAAAGATACTGCAGGGATATTAGAAACAGCTTTTTTGAAATTAGCAAGTGATTTTTTAACTCTTCCCGGACGAACAGTGGAAGAAGTTGAACAAATACCAATCGCTGTCACCTTATCAAGGTCCGAAGGCTTAAGTTGAACGCCAGCAGTTGTGGCGAGAGCTTTGTACCCAGTCTGGCTGTTGATGAAATCAACAAGATCAGAAACGGTCTGATACTGGGAAAGATCTATGGAAAGGTTTGCTCCAGAACCGCCTGTAACCGATGTGGTGATAGCGGTGGCAGAAATTGTAAGAGTTGCAGTTGTTCCTTGATATCCAATTTCCAACGCAACATCGCCCGCAGCGGCCACTGTTTGATTGAGGCCTATGTCGCTTCTTACTACTGAAAGCTCAATTTCAGACTCTGCAGCGCTCTTTGAGAGTCCCGCAGAAAGGCCCATAAGAGCCAAGTCGCCCGGAGTAGAGTCAACGAGTTCAAAAGTTTTTCCCCAACCTTTTCTGTAATTTCCAGAATCGGCGTCGATCTTTAGTTTAACAGTGTTTGCTGCAACTCCGCCGTAAGCACTGATTCCAGAAGGAAGGAGTGAGTTTAGTTCGACAAGAAGTGTAGCTAGGTCAGAATGGTCTACAGGGTTTGCACTCAAAGTAATAACTTGAGCCGCACCGCCATTTACGCGAATAGAAAAAGATGCGCCATCAAGAGCTGCGCCGAACGCAGGAACTGCGGTGCCGGTCTTTTCTGGGGTATCCTCTGCCTGACTTGCAACAATCTGAAATTTAATTTTGTTGCCGTCAACGCCATAATTTGCATCGCTCAAGGTGCCATAGTCAGTGTCGACCAATGCGCTTGCTTTTGAGCCGGCATTTGTTTTGATTATATAAATTCTTGTTGGGGATCCTGCAATATCTGCATCTCCGGATGGAGCGGATATTGCACGCATCGCTTCAACAATTGGACCAGAACGATATTTGGCTTCAACCCGATCGAACTGATCTGCTGTGAAAAAATTGTTTTTAATATCTTCATTTGCATAGCTTTCTCCGCCAGCTGCTTCGCCAACAAGTGCTACTATTCCAGTAGAAGACAAACCAACCGTTGTGCTTTTAACAACTTGGTTAATGTATGCACCCGGTATTGAGGTTGTGATAAAATCGGTTGTAAGTTTCTGAGCCACTTTCGTTCTCCTTAATCTATTTTAAAGATTGCTTTCAAATTATTTTGTTAGTAATAACAATAACTTATTTCTTTTTTAGTCCAAAATTTGCGATGCCTTCGTCAAAAAGTTCTTCCGAATCGCATCCGATGGCCTTAAGGTGTGCCCAAAGAACATCTTCGATCTCTTTTTCTTTATTGAAAAGTTTTCTGGATCTAGCCCAATATGCTTTAAAAGCTTCTTTTTTTTCTTGTTCTGTCATATCATTATCAGCCTTAAGTATCTTGAGTTCGGCCTGTCTGGCAATCTCGAGTTTTTCTTGAATATTCTCAGCCTTAGTTTGATTTGTTCTAGGTCTTGCCATATATACTCCTTATTTAACCTTTCCTTCTCTTTTTTTCAAAAATGATGAAAGCGGACGTTCAGACTTTGGAAGATTGGGTTTAGGCATAGACGAAAGCTCTTTTAGTGTTTCCTTAGCCGCCTCTTTTGCACCGGCAAAATCTTTCCTTCTGGCTCTAAGCCCCTGAAGACTTTTTTCTTGCGCTTCTTTGTCATCGCTAACTGAAACTATATCTCCGACACCCCTAGCATGCAGATCTCTATTTGTTCCGGGCTTTCCATGGGCTGGAGATGTGTAAACATTAGATTTTCCCATTCCCGGCATTTTGGGCTTGGGAATTTTTGGAGTTGGAGCAATAGCTTTTGCGGGAGCCTTTGGTGCTGGTGGCTGAGGGATGCCCTTAAATTCATTAAGCTGGGCGGTATTCTTACCGTCTGCCTTCTCTAAAGATTCGATTTTTTCTTTAAGAGCTTTTTTTGCGTTTTCAAGTATTTTAATGGCTGCTAGTTTTGCGTTCATATTATCTTTTCCACTTTCCTGACTTTAAACTTTTATTCATTCCGACCGCTTGATTTTTAGCGCTACGAAGATTCCTTCTGTCTTTAAGAGTTCTTAGGTGGGCCAACATTTCGGCTCTTTCTTCGGGGGTGAGATCCGCAATTTTTTCTTGCAGTGAGGCGTGTTCTTCAACTACATCATGCGCTGAATCTTCTGGAGATCCGGCTATATGTGGCATATCGTCTTTATACATTCCTTCAGACTTTGGAAGATTAGGCTTAGGCATTGCCTTGAGTTCGGCGAGTTTTTTCTTGTGGGTAGACTTTGCGCCTTCGAGGTATTCCCCACGATGATGGACGCCTTTTTCAGTATCGGCGATTGAGAGCCCAATTTTTTCGTTAGAAGCAGAGTTGGCAGGATCCCATTTTGGATTACCGTCATGTCTTCGTTTCATTCCCCGAAGCTGACCTTCTTTGTTGGTATAATTCTCATGAAGAATCTCAGATGGGATTTTTGCTTTAGGGTCAGATCCAACCCAGTGAGGGGTACGCCAATGGCGGGATTCGCGGGCCTCTTGCTTTTCTCTTATCGTCTTGCCCTCATCAATCCTAGCCTTGCTCATTTCTTCAGACTTGGGGAGATTAGGCTTAGGCATTGCTTTTTGTTCAGAAATAACTTTTTCGTGAGATGCCCTTGCGACACCAGTAGGCTTGCCGGTAGATTCTATTTCGTATCCGGCTGTGCTAAGACCGGGAGCAGATTTAAATGGAGCTGTATGAACGCCCTTTACTGGGTCTCCGGCTCTGTCCCACCTTGCTTGCTGCTTTTCTTCTGCGGGCATTTTTTGATCTATGCGAGCCTTTTCCATTTTAAGCTCGCGCTCGCCCATAAACTTTTTTAGTTTTTGAACGCCCTTAGATGGGCCTTCAGACATATAAACGGCCCCTTTTTGTCCGGCAGCCGGCATAACGCCTAATTTTGCTTTTGCTTGTAGTTGTTTTGCGTCATGGAGTTCTTTAACGCTAGGAACATCTTTATGAAGAACATTATCTTTATCTACAGGAATATGGTTTTCTGGAACTTCAGCAACCATGTTTTCATCGTCTAAGTCAGCTATAATATGGTTTACAGCATGTTCCTTATTAATACCGTCAACAGCTTGCTTAACAAAAGGAATGTTTTGCTTATAAGCTTTGGCTATTGCCTTGTAGATGGCTTTTTTAAGATCATTTTTTATCTTGTCTTTATTGAATGCCATATCAATCCTTAATTGTTGTCCAACTATCCTCTTCGGTATTTAAAAAATCTAACGAATCTAGATTAGAAATTATTTTTATTCCTGCCTTTAAAGATTCGGAGCCTTGAATTTTCTCAGCAATTTCAACACCTTCTGCTATTCTATATGGTGATTTTACCCAAGAATTTTCTATCATGCCGCTCAATGTTATAAATCTGCTAAATACGTTTTCTCCGCCCGGAGTGCTCATGTACTGATTTGGAGCAAGATCTGAGCTAGAAAAAGAGCTTTGAGTAAACCCCCTAGCTTCCAAAAGAGACTCTTTGTATCTTAATAAAGAGTAGGAAACTATTGCATGAAGCCAAAGGAGTGTGGATGGATCGCCATGAACATGGCACCCTATCGTATAAGACTCTCTAAAAAACGAATGTTCTACCTTAGCTTCATAAAATTGAAACCTAGGAACAACCGCAAGTTTTGGAGCCGATATATTGAGGCCTGCCTCAACAAAAATACCGTCTTCTGCTATTTCTTTTATTAGGTACCCATCTCCAGTCGAAACATCTACCAAGATCATGTCGGGACGGATAAGCCTCGCCGATTTTATGGAAGGGGAGATACCTACAAATCCCGTGTCGTTATTAACTTCCGTTGGAATAAACGGCTTCACTACATAATTAATAGGCTTATTGATATCAGACGGCATCAAAATGACACTTTCGGTAGAGGTGTCTGCCAAATGCCTCATGTCTTCGATTTCGGAAGATCCATTTAATGCTATGGTAACGCACGGGAACTCATCCTTGTCATTTCTATATCTCAAAAGCACTTCAATTTTATTATTTTTAAACCATTCCTTGCATCGATCTATTTCTTTTTGACCGTAAACGCTCAAGGCAGGATCTTTGAAGTGACCCATAATATTGTCAATAAGCCAAGGATTGGATCTGATGTCATTCAGACCCTGCTCTATTGCCAACTTAATTACGGTGTCTCCAGAAAAAATCATTCAAGTATAAGATTGTGGCTAAAAACCTAAGATTTCTCGTATTTAGCCAATATGCTTGGCAGAATAGAAGTTTCAAATTCTTGCACTGACGCCTCAAACGCTTTGTCCATGAGCTTATATGCTTCAAGGCCGGGATAGTACCATTTGCCCTGTTGCTTATGTTTTTCTGAAGCAACGCGAAATGTCATAATGTCTCTTCTGATTGACCCAGAAGGTGTGCGGTGTTGATATATTGTCAGGCCATGAAATGTTTCGTATGAGGCTCTTGGAGTTGGAAGTGGGCTTGGTATATTAAGTGTGTGAAGCTTACCAATTCTGGGGCTTCCATCCGGATTTTTTTCTATTTTTTTAAAGGGTATGTTTCTAGACTTAAGCTCTTTTCTCAAGTCATTAACCAAGCTTTGATGGTGCTTTGACATCCTGTCCGGGGCTTTAGAATGCTCAAACGGAACGACTTTATATTTTGTCCCATCTTTTGCTATCTTGGGATTTTTTTTCAAGAGATCGTCGATCATGGACCCCGGATCTTTTCCTTCTTCAAGCCAAAGCATTTTTTCACTCAGGCTCACTATCCAAACGCCTTTTGATATTTCTTTATAGTCTAACGCGTTTATGTAGTCTTGTCTAGTAGAGTGCAATTTTTCATTTGCCAATTCCACTACTCGAGCATAAGTCATGGCGCTAAGCGCTTTAACGCCTTCGTACAAAGCTTCTTGTACCTTTTCGGCCTCTTCTTTAAATTGAGAGGCCAGCGCCTCTATATCTATTTCAAATTTTAGGCCGTCAGACATTAGAACCTTCTGTGCGTCAAGTCTCCGCCCTCATCTAAGGCGACGCCGATTTTTCGGTCTATGTATTTAACTCTTCCGGTTTGATTGTCTACAACCTTTTGACGACCGTCCATGGTTATAAAACCTTCGGGTCTTTTTGGCATAGCAATATGTCTTGTTGTGTGAACGGTCGGAAGCCTTCCTTTTTTATTTAAGGAGAGTTCTTCCGACCTCAATACTTTGGGGAGGATTCTTCCTCTTCGCCAAGATGGTCCTCAATGTTTGGACTTGCTTCTTCTTGCTCTGGCTGTTCTTGCTGATCTTCAGGTCCGCCAAACAAAGCCTTGGAAAGATCAAGCATAGTCTGAAGCATGCCGAGGGTTGCTTCATAAAGTTCTGGAGCTTGTTGCTGTATTGCCACAAGCTGATCTTTTTGATCTTTAAAAGCGGATAGCGTTGCGGCCACCTGCTTCTTCATTTTTACAATTTTTTGTCCGGGATCGGACATCATCTGATTTAAAGCTTCTGCTTCTGCTCCCGATTGTTCCTGATCATCTTCTGATTCAGGTGCGGACTCATCGCCTTCATAATCTTGAGCTTCGGCATAATCCGGCAGTTCTTCCGGATTAGTTTCGTCATTAGCCATCGGTAGCTCTTCTGTCTCATCGTCTTCAGAGTCAAGCTTATCGCTATCAGGAATTTCTATTTCTTCTTCATCCTGATGATCCTGACCGCCTTCCTCTTCACCATGCTCTTCTTCCGGAGACTCAATTACATTGTCTACGGCGCCCTGCATATCTTCGGCACTCATAGAAAAGTCATTTTCTGGATTTTCTTCAGATTCTTGATCGGATTCCGAGCCATATTGATCTTGGGAATCATCTTGATAGTCTTGCTCGTCACCATCAGAAAAATCTTCTGGGTTATAGTCAAAATCTTCAGATTGGTCTTCGCTATTATCGTCTTGATATTCTTGTTGTTGCGCTAAAGAATCATCTTCTGAATTTTCCTCAGAGGAATCTTCTTCGCCCATGTCGCCGTCTGCGGTATGTAAAAGATATTGTTTGTGCGAATCATCTGACATATCTTCAGAATCATCATAAGACTGTTCTTGGTCGTAACCGCCCTTGCCGTGCTCAGATTGAAAATTATCTGCACCTTCGGCTTCAGAATGATCTTGATGTGCGTCACGAAGAAGATCTTCTATTTCTTCTCCGTAAGGAACAACCATATCTTTCCCTGAAACTTTTCCGGCTAGAAGCGCTTTGCCTGCCTCTACAAGAGAGCTTCCGGTCCCTGCACTCAGCGAGCAACCGGTAATTTGCTTATACACTTCTCTAAGATGCTCAACAGAATCCAAAAGCTCATCTTCTTCTACGCCATCAATATATATGACAGCTTCATCTCCGCCAGAATTTACTACTGCGCCCTGATGGCTATTTGCCCACTCTCTAATTGCCTCAATTCCGTGATTGAGCCTATTAGAAAATTCGGCCAAAGCGTTTACATCGTTTTGCAAAACGCTTTCGTTTATTTTTTCGCCTATATCGTCGCCATCTACAGCAATAAAAACTCTATTCATAAGAAACCTTTTTATTCTTGCTTCTGAGTATATCAAGTAACATTTGTATATTTTCTATTTCCCAATTTTTGGAAAATCTAACAGAAACATTACCATCATCATTTTTTGTTAAGTAAACTTTACTATTTCTACTGTCGCCAAAACAGATGCAACCGGACCAAGCTCCCTCTTTGAAAATCGTTTCTTTGCAGTCAGGACACTGCACTGATTCATTTTTCTTCATTTCAATCTTAAAACCTTTTTTAGAATTTCTTTTTTCTAAAAAATTTTTAAGTTTTGCTTCGGAGACCTCGCCGTCACCGCTTTCGTCTTTATCTTTATCGTCCACAAATAGCATCTCGGCAAGTCTTTCTTTAATAAGCTTATCTATAGCCTCTTTCGTAGAAACACTTCCATTCAAAACATCATTTGCCAAGGTATTGGAATAGATCTTTTTATCGATCACTCTCTGCAAATCTGAAGATGTCTTATCGTCTATTGGATTTATATTTGAATCTAAATCCTCAGGATAATACATTTCAAATGTGGTCATTATAGAAAGACCAATACCGGGAATAGATCTATTCTTTATTAAACAAATCTTCTTTCCCTCTTTTATAATATCACCAACATAAACGTCGGCATCTTTTTTTGTCACTCTCAAAAAAGCTTCAACGCCTACGGGTATTCTTACTGTTTTTGTATCGCCCACTTCCATGGGATGGAGGTTGCTTTGCAAGAATGCAAGGATGGCTCTAGGCACTATCTGAAGGCCGGTGCGGATTTCTTCGTGGTCCAATACGACATTGGAGTTTGGCTTATAAAGCTCAAACTTTTTTAACTCTTCTAGGCCTTCTTCGCCAAGAGTCTCTTTTAGAAATATTAATCCGGATGGCTTAAAGTTCATATTATTGGCTATTAATAACAGTGCTGTCAGCTACAATCATCACCTTAAGATCAGAAGAATTTGTAATAACGTGTGTTTTGTCGAATGTAGCCAAATAGGTCCAGCTGTTAGGAGCGCATGGAACACCAACCAGTCCGGAGGCATTTGTAACGCCAATACCCAATGCTGTGACGGTTGAGTCGCCTAGGGTGGCT